GCCATCAAAACGCGGACTGTTCTGGTGGACGGTCTGCCTATCGAGACCACCGACGCAGGTGCTCAAGCGATTGAGAAGCTGCAGCGCGCCCTTGCGGACTCCGCAAACACCGCAACTCAAGCAGCTACTGCGAACACAGCGGCAATCGCCGCCAAGGACGCAGAGCTGGCAACCAAGGATGCCGAGATCGATGCTCTGAAGGCCAAACAGCTTTCTGACGCCGACATCGACGTCCGCGTCACCGCTCGTGCAGAACTGATCGCCAAGGCGAAGAAGTTGCACGACAGCATCGACACTTCTGGCTTGTCTGATGACAACATCCGCAAGGCTGTCGTTGTTGCCAAGTTGGGCGACGCTCGCGTCAAAGACAAGAGCCAAGCCTACATCGATGCCTCTTTCGACCTGCTGCTGGACGAAGCCGACAAGACCAAAGACGGCTTCAAGAAGGCGCTGGCGAACGACGGCGACAACACCAACCACAACGTCAACGATGCTGATCCCGACAAGGCATATGCCGATAATGTCGCCAGCATGCGGGACGCTTGGAAGCGCAAGGAGGCCTAATCAATGGCAACGCAAACCACATACCTCACCGAGCAGCGCACAGCTCTTGAAGGCATGATCGGCAACACTGAGCCGAACAACCTGATCAGTCGTGAAGTCGAAACTGCAGCCATTGGCTTCGGTAAGGCTGTCAAGCAAGGCGTCGCAGATCGTGGCGTCATCGCAGCTTCCGCTGCGGCTGATGTCGTTCGTGGCATCACTGTCCGCGACCAGTCGGTCGGACCAGACAGCATCGACGAATTCGCAGTCAATGACAGCGCGTTGGTCATGACTCGCGGCCTCGTCTGGGTCACGGCATTCGACACCGTAATCGCTGGAGCGCCTGTTTACATGCGCGTCGTAGGCGGTTCCGGCAAATTCACTGACACAACCACCGACAACCTTGCCATCCCCAACGCCATCTTCGAGACCGGCGGCGCGGCTGATGAGCTGGTTCTCGTGCGGCTGCTGGGCTAAGAGGAGCACAGAACATGAAACAACTTAACTTCACTGACGCGATGCAGGCCAACCTTGGCTTTGTGACTTCGCAGACCTCGATGATCGAGGCTGGCGTCTATCGCAATCGCTATCCGGAGCTGGACTACGCGTCCATGATTCCTGTCGAGACAGCCGGTAACGAATGGATCAAGTCCGTCACCTACTTCTCGATGGATCAGGCCGGTAAAGCCGACTGGATCAACGGCAATGGCAAAGACATGCCTGTTGTCGGCGTCGAGATGGAAAAGCACGAGACCCAAGTCTATTCGGCTGGCATCGGCTACTCCTACGGCTTCGAAGAGGTCAATCAGGCTCGCATGCTGGGCATCTCGCTCGATGCGGAGAAGGCCGGAGCAGCTCGTCGCGCTTACGAAGAGATGATCTATCGCATCGCATTCTTGGGCGACACCGCAAAGGGCTTCGAGGGTCTGTTCTCCTACACTGGCGTCCCGACGCAGTCGATCACTGCGGACGGCACCGGCGACAGCGCACTCTGGTCGACCAAGAGTGGCGACCTGATCAACCGCGATGTCAATGCCATGCTCATCGGCATGAATTCGGCGACGAACACGGTCGAGATGGCCAACACCTTGATCCTCCCGATCGAGCGTTACCAGACCATCGCTTCCACTCGCCTTGGCGACACCAACCTGACGGTTCTCGAGTTCATTCGTTCGAACAACGTGTACACCGCCATGACCGGCGCGCCACTGGACATTCGTGGCATGCGAGGCTTGACTGCTGTTGGTGCCGGTGGCACTGCACGCATGATCGCCTACCGTCGCGCACCTGACGTCCTGAAGCTGCACATCCCAATGGCTCACCGGTTTATGCCAGTGCAGACTGAAGGCCTGCAGTTCACCGTTCCTGGAATTTTCCGCCTCGGTGGCTTGGACATCCGTCTTCCGAAGGCTGTTCGCTACGGCGACGGCATCTAAGGAAGACTTGCCGAGGCGGCGATCCTCCCCGTCGCCTCGGCATTTCATGGGAGATTGAAAATGAAGTACAAGAACAACACCAAGAGCGACCTCACCTTTGCCGACGGCAAAACCATTGAGGCGTATAACGTGGCAGACGTCGAGCCCAAGACCGATGTCGAAAAGGCATGGGTCTCCTCTGGCATGATCGAGGCCATCGAACAGCCCGAGCCCGAGCCCGAGCCCGAGCCCGAGCCTGCACCTGTGGCCAAGCCCGAGCCCGCACCAGCCAAAGCGCCTGCAAAGGCCGAGGCCAAGACCACTTCAGACAAGAAGTAAGGCACAACCATGGCAAGCACCTTGATCGTTGAAGATGGCACCGGCGTTGTTGGTGCGGACAGCTTTGTAACCCTTGCTGAATGTCAGCAGTGGTCTGATGACTACTATGGCAAACAGCTTACGGGCAACGATGCGGTCAAGGATGCTGCCCTGCGGCGTTCGGCGGCTTGGCTTTCGACATACCTTGCGAATGCCAGTTCCGTCGCTGGCTTCAGCGGCAAATACAAGTGGAAGGGTGAGCGGACCTTCGGACGCGCACAATCCCTTGCTTGGCCTCGGACAGACGCCACAGATGGAGAAGACAATCCGATCGGCAGCAACGAAATTCCGATCGAGGTCAAAACTGCACAGCACATCTTGGCGCGTGTCGAGTTCCAATCGCCTGGAATTCTCACCCCAAGCATCACCCTCGGCAATGCTGTGCAGAGCGAGAAGGTCGGCTCACTGAGTCGGTCCTACTTCGGCGCTCCAAGATCCGCAAGCCTGAGCGACCAGCTGGCAAGCTATCGTCCAGAGATCACTGCGGCGATCGACACTCTGAAGGGTCTGCTTGAACCAGACATTGCCTATCCAGCAGCGTTGACAGTATGAGCCTGTTCGATTACGGCGCTGCGGCACAAACAGCGATCAGCCTTATCAACGACTTCGGACAAGAGGCGACGCTCATCAAGAAGGCGTCAACCACCGGCCCAGACTACGACCCAACGGCTGGGACGCCAACGAGCATCCAGATCCGACTTGTGGATCTGTCGCGGATGCAGATGGACCGTCCTAGCGATGAGACCCTTGAGGCTGTTCGTTCGCGCACGGTCTACATCTCAACCGAGGTGATCGACGATGAGTTCGTGGTCGAGCGCGATGACCTGATCCAGATCGGCGGCGAGCTGGCATCCGAGATAAAGGAGATCCGGACGCTGGCACCGGCTGGCATCACGGTTCTTTGGGAAGTGGACCTAGTGAGATGAGCAAGATCCCGCTGTTCCTCGAAGCGCAGCTGGAAAAGAACAGCCCTCTGGTCAGGGATGCATTCTTGAACGCCTTTCAGGACATAAAAGACTCTGTCGTGTTGGCAAACCTTGTTGATGCGCTTGAGCGGGGTCGGATCGATCTGGTCCTCGAGACTCTGAACCTTGATCCGGCGTTCATGGACGAGATTGGCGACGCCTTGCGCGCTGCTTACGCCGGAGCCGGTCGAGCGATCATGACCGGCCTTCCGGCATCTGCGGCCTTGGTGATCCGCTTCGACGGGCGCAATCCTCGCGCAGAGACTTGGGCATCTCAACGCTCTTCGAACTTCGTGACGGAGATCCTGAATGACCAGCGCGAGGCGATACGCAGAACGGTCTCTGCTGGCATTGCGGCTGGTCGCGGTCCGCGCCAAACGGCTCTAGAGATCGTTGGGCGCATAAACAAAGCCACTGGAAAGCGCGAGGGCGGAACGATCGGCCTGACCAGCCAACAATCTGGGTTCGTCTCCAATGCGCGCAACCAACTGACGTCTGGGAGTGAGGCCGACCTAAGGCAATACCTGACACGCGAGCTTCGCGACCGGCGCTATGATGGCGCTGTTCGGCGGGCAATCGACACCGGCAGGCCAATCCCAGCAAAGCAGCTGGAAAGCATGGTCACTAGCTACTCAAACCGGATGCTCAAGCACCGAGGGGATGTCGTGGCGCGGACTGAGACGCTGACGGCCTTAAATGCTGGGCGGCGCGAGGGTCTAGAGCAGCTGGTCGAGCGAGGCGGCATCCAACGGGACAAGATCAAGAAGGTCTGGCGAGCAACCGGCGACGCTCGGACGCGAGACACACACTCAATGATGAATGGCCAGCAGCTGGAAAGCAGCCAGCCGTTCACAACGCCAACAGGGTTCCGCCTGCTGTTTCCTGGAGACAGCTCTCTTGGCGCTCCGCCGCAAGAGACGATCCAGTGTCGCTGCTGGGTGGAATATAAGATCGATTACTTGGGGATGATCAATGGCTAGTCCGCAGACATTCTCCGCTCAGGTAAGCGAATGGGTCCGCCAAACCGAGAACCGGATGGAGATGGTTTTCAAGGCGAGTTCTCAAGAGGTGTTCTCTCGCGCTCAGACGCCAAAGGCTCAGGGCGGCAACCTTCCGGTGGACACCGGCAACCTTCGCAACACCTTCGTTGCGGGATTGAATGGAACCACCTCGCTGACTGGGCCGGACGCCTACATCGCCGCAATCGCCGGTTCGCAGTTGGGAGATCGCATCACCGGAGGCTGGACTGCTGAATACGCGCCTCGGATGGAGTTCGGCTTTGTCGGACAAGACAGCCTTGGTCGAACCTACAACCAAGAGGGCAACGGCTTCGTTCGCAAGGCGGTCATGGACTGGCAATCGATCGTGACCGAGATGTCCAACAGAGCCAAGGCGAGATTCACATGAGCAACA